TCTGATTGTTCAGGATGATTTCTTTCTCCTCTTGAGAGAACTTGCTCGCATCTCCGTTATGACGTTGATAAATCTCATTGATTTGATTCATCATAGCCTCAGTGTTAGAGACGACCTGACCATTTCTTTCCTTGGCTTTGGCAATATCGTCCTCACTAAGGCCCCACTTAGCGCCCAACTCTTCCATTCGTTTGTTGGTCTTATCAGCAGCAGTAGCTATTTCTTCATAGAGCTTTTTAAAGGCTCCGGAGACCTTATCGGCATCTCCAGCATGAGTACCGAAGTTTGCGACAGCCGTACTGGTTTCATCAACCGTTTTTTGAAAACTTCGCAATTCTCCACGAGCAGTATCACTCAACTGAGAGCCGAACTCTTCAGTCTTGATACGAGCCTTGTCTTTCTCGTTTCCAAGATAAACAAGTGCGGCGGTAGTAAGACCAAGACCTCCGACTATTAAACCTAGAGGATTCGCAAGCGTCCCCATTGATGTTGTTAGAAGCCCTGTTGAAGTTGAAGCTGATGCAGTCGCATTCCCAAGCGCTACTGCTCCACCAGATGCCAATTTAAAGGCAGACGATAGATTCCCGGTTGTTCTAAAAGCTTGGAAAGTCTTGAGCATTAGAGACATTCCACCAACCGCTTTACCAGTTCCCTTAGTAAGCCAACCGAGTGCCTTTGTAAGGTTTCCGATAATTCCAAAACCTTTCCCTAAAATACTTAAAGCTGGACCAGCTCCTGCAGTTAATGCAGCCCACTTAAGAACGTTTCTTTGTTGCTCTTCAGACATGGAGCTGAACTGTTTAGCCATTTTAGCCAAGGTGTCAATCCAAGGTTTTGCAGCAGTTAGACCGTCACGTAGAGCCTTCAGAAGAGGCCCACCAAACTCAATAGCTAAGTCGGTTACCTGGTTCTTGAACATCTTCAGTTGTGATTCTGTGGTTTCATATCGCTTATTAGCTTCATTGGTCAGAGCAGTATTCTCTTTCCAGGCCTTGTTTGAACGATCAACAGCATCGCCCATTTTATCAGAGGCTAGAGCCAAGGATTTCAACATGTTACTTTGTCGAATACCCGTCATTCCAAGTTGCGCCAAAATAGCGTTCATGTTCACGCCTTTATCTTGTGCATCCTTGAGCCCTTTGATAAAGGATTGCAAGGCAACGACTGGTTTCTCTTTCCAAGCCTGTTGAAACTCCTCTGAGGTCATTCCAGCAGTTTTGGCTATAAGGTTCAAGTCATCAGCTGCGCCCTTACCTGTTAATGAAACAGCATTACCTATAGCAGTCAAAGTTTGAGTCATAGCAGTACCACCAGCCTCAGCCTCAATACCAACCGAACTCATTGCAGTAGCAAGACCAAGGATATCTGGAGCAGTTAAACCAGCTAACTTACCACCAGCCGCCAAACGGTTTGTCATCTCAACGATGTCACGCTCAGTTGTCGCAAAGTTGTTACCCAAGTCAACAACAGATGCCCCAAACCGTCCATATTCGTCCGATGTTAGACCAAGGATATTTGCAATCTTGGCAATGGCTGTCGCAGCTTCTTCAGCGCTCAAGTTAGTTGATTCTCCCATGTCAATCATGGTTCGAGAGAAGGTAAGGATATCCTCTGCTTTGATACCTAACTGACCAGCAACTTCTGCTACATTTGCGATTTCAACAGCACTAGCTGGCAATTCTTTAGCCATTTGGCGAATGCCATCAGATAGGTTCTTGTAGGATACGGTTGCGGTCTCATCTACTGTCTTCTTGACGCCTGCAAAAGCAGATTCATAGTCGACAGCTGCTTTCGTGACCATACCAACACTAGCAACCAAAGGAAGAGTCAAGCCAGTAGTCAACTTACCTCCCAAGCTCGAAACGTTATCACCAAAAGTCTTGATTTTATCGCCACTTTTGATAAGGCCGTCTCCAAATTTATTGATACGGTTCGCAAAGCTATTCTCCTTACCAACTGCAATCAGAGCTTGTTGCACGTTACGGAGTTGACCTTCCATGGCTGCCAGCTTAGCATTCTCACGTTCAATCTCAGCAGCGGCCTTATCAAATTTAGCTGTACCAGGTTCGAGAGTATCAAAACTTTTCTTCATCTGGTCCAAGACTTTTCTTTGCGCTTCAATCGCTTGGCCAAGTGTCTTATACTTAGCTTGAAGCAAGTCTGTGTTTTTCCCATTATTTTTAAGGGAGCTGTCTAGCGCCTTTACATTGCTTTGAAGGTATTTAACCGCATTCTTAGCACCATTTAGAGTAGGATTGAACTTCGACACGTCCAGCCCTAGCTCGATATACATTTGACCTAACGGCGTTCCACCTGCCATTCAAATCCTCCTTTTTAAATCATTTCTAGAAAGTCAGCAAGATCCATGACTTCCTCAGTTTTAGCAGATTCAGTTTCACCAAGAACACCCATCAAGTCCTCCCAACTCGTATCCATCACATCACGAATACTCATTCCATATGGACCCTCAGTAGCTTGCTTGACAAATCCATAAAACCGTTTTAGTGCTTCACTTGGCTTTATTTTTTCTCCTTTGGGTCAACATCACCCACCAGATGAGAGTAGATGTCTGCAAATACCGCAAAAATATCCGCCATATCTGTGTATTTCAAAAGTTCTTCCACTTCCAAATCTTCAAACAGTGAGGCGATAAATTCCAATTGCTTGTCTAATTTCTCTACCTCTGACACATCAGATGATAGTGCTTCATTGAGAATCAAGTAGTCGCGATAGTCCTTGGTAGTAATTTCCTTACTGGTCTTTTGAACATCTTGACCCTTTTCATTTTTAATTAAAAATTTAACCTTAGCCATTTACTTTCCTTTCTAGAAAAAAAGATAAAAAGAGAGCTTGCGCCCTCTTCCTACCCTGCAGCAACCATTTTAAGTTGCCCTTTGAATTTTTTGAGCTTAGCATCATCTTTACCAATGTATTTCACATAGTATAGACCATTTGTTTCAGTGTCATCACTTGCAATAGCAGCGAAACTCAAGCTGTCATCTGGAAGTTCTTCTTGCTTATCTTTAAGCGTTTCAAGTTCTTCAGCGTCCATTGAGAATTGTCCTTTGAAGAATCCGACTTGTGCCTGAGTCCCATTTGCAGTCTGAGACTCAAGCATAACAGCGCAGTATGGAGCAACTGTATCAGCGCCAATACCAATAATTTCATCTTTGACTTGATGTCCTAGGATTTTAGCGAGTACTGTTGAAGGAATATCAACCGCAGTCAGTTCCATCTTCACATCGCCAACACCACGGTTTGATACGTGGTAAGCGACATCACTACCATATGTTTTTACTGGATCACTTGCAAGACCTGAAATTTTAGCGGTACGAGTCGCACCTTTACCAGTTTGTCCTTCAATTACAAAAAGGTTTTCTCCCAGTGTCGGATTAGCATTCCCATCCAACACACGAATTGTCATGCGTTTAAAACCAACTAATGCCATTTATAGCACCTCTTTCTTTAATTTAGTATTCTTCGTATAGAGTACTTCGACCTTTATAGGTCCGAGCATCTACATAGCGTTTGATTTCTGGAATCCATTCATCCAAACCACCAGCGGTTTGATAAAATCCCTGGTCTTCCATAATCTTTTCAATTTTTCTTTGGAGTTCTTTGCACTCCATGTAGTTTTTAGACTCTACATTGACCTGATAGAGAAATGTCTTAGCTAGACTTGTATTACTACCATGAGCCGTCTGCATCGGAGGACCAACTGGTCTAATGACGATACTTGTCTCATTACTTGGTAGCGAGTCCGGACGATTAAAAGATTTGATACTGATTCCAGCCAATGTCTCATCTTTCTTCAAAGCCTCATAGAGTTCATTGAACTTATCTTTGACCATCTAAAACCCTCCTATCTTCAAATGACTAGCCATTCTGTATTTGTAGGTCTTAGCATGAGCCTCTGAGAAACGTCTGATAACACCAAAACCTCTCGGATGTGGATTCTTACCATACCCAAACTCATTCAAGTGAACCAAACGCCAGCGAGAACCCTCACCAAAACCGATTTTCACAACAGGAACACCACTAGCAAGACCCGTCACACGTCCAGCAGTAGCACTTTCGATGGTTTCTCCGGTATCTTTATAGACCAGCAGAGCACCTTTGAACTCTTCTAGAGTCTCGTTTGCGACTGCCTTCAAGGCTCGACTAGTAGCACGTTTAACCTTGTTATTACCAAGGTGTACCTCGATGTTTCTCAAAACATCGTCAAAACCTCTCAATTCTGCTCCACTAGACATCTTGACCACCACCAATAACAACTATCAAAAAATCCCGATTGTCAAAATCAGGACGAACATCGATAATTTGCCATTTCTTGCCGCCTAGACGAATATCTCCAACTTCGACAAAATGCTCATTCTTTGGCTGGTAATCAGACAAAGGATCTCGAATTTTCAAAGTCATCTTAGCTTGCATAGACTTACCAGTTGCAATCTCGATGTCTTTGAAACTAGGGGAGTAAACTTGGCCCATCGTAAAAAAAGCCTTCTCATGAGACACATCACGACCATGAAGCCCCTCCTCAACTTTAGAAGTATAGAAAGTCAAGGGGGTTCTCAGGTCTCCGTTTTGAGCCTCAGGCTTTTTGTAGCGATAGCTAGGGCGATTAGTCTGATAGGGCATCAGACATTGTTACTTCTGGTTGTTTTTCTGACCATTC